CCACTCCGCTGAGATTGCAAAACTTGAGAGCCTGTTAAATGCAGGCGCCACCAGCATGTCTGTGGACGGGCAACAGATCAGCATTGATCTGGATTCTGTCCGCCGTAGGTTGGCTGATCTTAAAGCCGAAGACGACTGCACACAAACCAACAATAAAAGGGTCAGGTCGGCCAAGATCAGCCTTGGGGGGTCGTGGTAATGCCATCAAAACGGAAGCGGCCCAAGTCGCAGTACGATGCCCTGGACACGCGCGGCAGACGGCGACAGCCGACCAAAAAGACATCCTCCGAGGATGTCATTCTGCCGCAGCGTAAGCGTGAGCAGTTGACCAGCAACACGCGCGACCTACGCCGCAACTTTGAGATGGTGGCGTGGGCTATCCGTCGCCACCTCGATTATGTGGCGTCATTCCGGTGGCAGGCGACCACCGACGACCAGGATCTGAACAAGGAACTGGAGGCATGGATGAGGCGGGTAACTAAACCCGCTATGTTCGATGCTGCCGGGCGGCACGGACTGGACCGCTTCATCCGCATTATGGAAGCGGAGCGGACCGTCAACGGCGACGTGTTCTGCCTGAAGCAGAATGACGGCACGGTCATGGCGATCGAGGGCGACCGCGTTGGAACGCCAACCGGCAACGGCGCCCGGCTCCAGAACATCGACCTGACCGAGTTTCCCAATGGCATCAAGACGGATCGACGCGGCAGGCTGAGCCGCATCATGGTCTGTGAGCGAGACAACGGCAGCTTAACGAATCCGCGAGTCCTGCCCGCCGATTTCTTCTGGCACTTGTTCTACATCGACCGCTTCGACCAGTATCGGGGCGTCAGCCCGCTTGCTTGTGCGTTGAACCGGTTCCGCGACACCTACGAGGGTATGGAGTACGCACTGGCCCGCGCTAAGGTTGAGCAGTTGTTTGCTCTGATCCTGACCCGATCAGCTGACATGCCGATGGGCGACATCTCTGGCGGCGTGGACGGCGACGGCAACGAGGACCGAAGCAGCTACGAGATCGACTTTGGGCAAGGGCCGCAGATGCTCGATATGGATCCTGGTGATGACGCCAAGTTCCTGAGCAGCGACAACCCCGGCAAGAACTTCAAGGATTACCAGCAGTTCGCTGCGATGGTGGCACTCAAGGCGCTGGATATTCCCTACAGCTTCTTTGATGAGTCGTTCACCAACTTCTACGGCTCACGCGGTTCCTTGATGCAGTACCTTAAGAGTGTGGACGCCAAGCGTGCCGACCTCGCTGAGTTCCTGTACAGCTGGACTGGCTGGCGCATGGCGGTGGCAATCCGTGACGGTGAACTGCGTGTCGGTAATCGACGCATTCCAGAGCTGGTTGGCGAGTGGCGACCTGTTGGCGTTCCGTGGTGGGATCCGTCCAAGGAGATCGACGGCCACCTCAAGGCGATCGCCGCCGGGCTGGACAACCCGCAGCGCATCGCCAAGGAGGCGACCGGCACTGACTACTTTGAGAACCTTGAACTGCGTAAGCAGGCAGAGGACTACGCATCTGAACTGGGCGTTGAGGTCAGCTTTACAGCGTCCAACCAGCAGGCGATGCGTGCAGGCGACACCGAAGGCGAAGGGGACACCGAAGAAACCCAAACCGAGGACAACGCTGATGAGTGAACGGGCGATGACATACCGCTGCCAAGTGGCAACCGATGACAGCGGCGAACGGCTGACCATCGAGGTCATGGACTACATCGACGCAAGCGGCGGCGACTGGGGCGTATCTGCCAATGAGGTAATTAACGCACTGAACGGATCCAAGAGCGCCAACGAGATCCAGGTCAACATTCACAGCGGTGGCGGCGACCTGTTTGAGGCGATGGCGATCTATAACCGACTCAAGGCGTCCACTGCGAAGGTACACGTCAAGATCGACGGCATCGCAGCGTCAGCAGCGTCACTGATCGCAATGGCAGGCGACACGATCGAGATGCCAGAGAACGCCTGGCTAATGATCCACCAGCCTTGGAGCATGGCGGTGGGCAACGCTTCGGATATGCGAGAACAAGCCGATTTCTTGGACCGGAACACGGAGATGCTGGTCGATGTGTACGCAGACCGCAGCGGCAAGGACCGCGATGATGTCCGTGAGTGGGTCATGGACGAGACTTGGTTTAACGGCCCAGAGGCTCTCGCCGCCGGGCTAGTAGATAATCTGACAGAAGCAGTCAAGGTGGCAGCTTCATCTTACATAAGCGACTTTAGCAAAACGCCGCAGGCGTTGGCGCCGGTCGCTACAAATCACAAGGAGCCTACCATGGCAACTTTGAATGTTGCGGACATCCGCAACGCATGTCCCGGCGCTGATTCGGACTTTGTTCTGTCTCACGTCGAGAACGGCAGTGACATCCAAGCAGTTCAATCTGACTGGATGAACAACCTGGCAGCACGTCTTGAGAACCGCGAGCAAGAACTCGTAGACCTCAAGTCTGCACACGGCGAAGAACTGGAAGCAGTCAAGGCCGAACTCAACGCCAAGCTGGACGAGGCAGTCGCAGCGAAGGCAGAAGCTGAAGAGAAACTCGCCGCAGTCGTGGCTGGCGTCTCGGAAGACGAAACCCCTGCCGCCGATGACGGTGGCGAAGTTGTCAAACGTACATTCGCTCAGCACGTCGCTGGCAAGTAAGAACACCCAACCGTAAGGATTTACACTCATGGCTAACGATTTCGTTTCAACCACTGAACTTCTGCAACTCGCAGACGGCAACATCTCTGACATCTCCGTCAGCGAGTTGCTGGAAGATGCACCCCTGATCGCTTCGATGGCGGCTATCACTGCCAGCAACGAAACCAGCCACGAATGGCTGAAGAAGACTCAGGCTCCTGTTGTCGGCTACCGATCCGTCAATGACGGGCGTGAAGTTGATCACGCTGAATACACCAAGGTCACGCAGGCTCTGGCTCTGTTTGATGCCTCGTTCGACATCGACGTGGCTCTGCTCAAGGCTGCAAGCGGCTCCAACCTGATGCGCCGCGAAGCTATCGACCACCTCCAAGCTGCGTTTGCCAGCTTTGAGAAGCAGGTCATCTACGGCACTGGCAACGACGCCGCTGGCTTCAACGGTCTGGCTAACGAGGCAAGCCTCGCTGCCTTTGATGACAGCATGGTTGTCGATGCTGGCGGCACGACTGCATCCACCGGCTCGTCCGTCTGGATGATCCGCACCGGCGAGTCCGCCACCTCGCTCGTCTACGGCGCTGCTGGCCGCATCGAAGTGGGCGAGTCCTACATGTCGCTGCGTGACGGATCTGTGACCGGCCAGTATGATGCCGAGCGCACTCCGATCCTGTTCTGGGCTGGCGTCCAGGTCGCCACCTCGCTCGACGCTGCTCGCATCATCAACCTGACCGAAGATTCTGGCAAGGGTCTGACTGATGACCTGCTCGGCGATGCACTGTCGCTGTTCCCGGCTGGCCGTCAGCCTAACGTCATCGCGATGAACCGTCGCTCGCTTAAGCAGCTTCAGCAGTCGCGTGTCGCAACCAACCCGACCGGCGCACCTGCACCGCGTCCGACCAGCTACGAAGGTATGCCGATCGTGGTCACCGACCAGATCGACAGCACGGAAGCAATCAGCTCCTAAGTTGAAC